GCCGCGAGCCGGCCGGCCAACGTCGACAACAAGAAGCGGAAGAAGTCATGAGCGCCGAATGGATCTGGACCTACGTCGCTTACCTGCTGCTGGCCGCGATCCTCGGCATAGGCGCGGCCGCCGTGATCTCGTTGGTTCTGGACATTCGCGCCGAGCGTCGGTACCACCGGTGAGCGCGTTGGAGGACCGGCGCCAGGCGGCGTGCGAGGCGGGCAATGACACACTCGGCGACGCGGCTGTATGCACATACAGTCGGGCGTACGCCGCGCTTGACGACGCCATCGAGACGGCGACGCGCGTGCAGGTGACGGACGAGATCATCGCCGCCGCTTGGCCGCTCACGGAGCCATATCAGGAACCACATAAGCGGTTGGTTGCCGCGTTCCGTGCCGCCGGCTTCGAGGTAGTCGAATGAGCGCCTACCCCAACCCGCTCGAAGCGCTGACCGCCGCCATCGAGGCGGCTGACGGCCTGCCCGTGCCCACCTCGCACGAGCTGGCGGAGCGCATCGAGCGAGGATTGGAGAATCGTGGGTACCGGATCGCGCGCAAGCCCTCGGGTCGCGTGATCAACGGATACCCCTGCACGTGCGATACAGGCGGGTGCCTGGAGCACCCGTTCGAACCTCGGAGGGGAAGATGATCAAACGTATTCTGGTGGCGATCTCGGTGGCGCTCTCGGCTGTCGTATTCGCCGCTACCCCGGCGCACGCGGACGCCTACGGCTGTCCGAACGCGGCGGTGCTGTGTCTCTGGGACGGCTACTACGCGTCCGGCAACCGGCTGCAGAAGTACACCACCGACATGCGCGGCGGCGTACGACTGCTAGGCGGCTGGAACAACACGATCTCCAGCGCCCTGAACAAAACCGGCTCGGCGGTTTACCTGTTCGATCACCAGGACTGCCGGGTCACGCACGGCAACGGCCTCTACATCGTCATCATGCCGGGTCAGTACATCCTGGACCTGGGGACGGTGCGTCCGAACCTGGACAACGCCGTCGGCAGTTACGCCTCTTCGGCGAACTGGGACGGCGGATGCTGACCGCGCGGCGCGCCCTGGTCGTGCTCGCGCTGTTGCTGGGCTTCGGCCTGGTAGCGGCCGGCCCGGCTCAGGCGGAGATCATCTGGGCGTCGGCCCCCGTGGCTGCCGCTCCGATCGCCAAGGACCCGGGGCACTTCTCCTGCCACTCCGGCTACATCTGCCTGGCAGACGAGTGCGCCGGCCTGGGCTGCGGTGCCGAATTCAACGTGGTGCTGTCGGTGAACGAGCCGCGCAACACGTGCATCCCGATCGGCCAGCATTTCATCTCGGTGATCTTCAACCTCACCGGCGCCGGCTGGCGGCTCTACCGGACCGGGCGGTGCGACGGTTCGACGCTGACGATCGCGGCCAACAGTATCCGGACCACTGACGCCGACTCGTTGCCGCCCGCGTGGGCCAACAACATCGTCGCGGTGTCCAGGATGGCGATCAACTGATGATGGCCGCGCTGTTGAGCCTCATCCGGGAGATCGAGATCGGCTACCGCAGAATGCGGCTGGCCGGCGCGACGGTCCGATACAGCCTGTGCTGGCCGTGCTCTTTCAACCGGTGCGGCCAGGGCCATGATGGTGGCTGCCTCTGCTGCCGGCGCGGTCACGTCTGACAGACCTGGACGGCGGGTGGCTTCGGCTGCCCGCCGTCTTTCTCGTCCCTCCCCTTGACGGTGAAGCGTCAAAGATGCGTCTGAGGCGGAAGCTGTTACTGTGAAGTAGGGACAGGGGAGGAACGAAGTGGTAGCGCACAGCGATAACGGTTGGCAGGTGGTCACCGGCGGACTGACCACGATCGAGGTCGGACCGGCCAGGATGTCGGTGCTCGCCGGCCCGGTGGCGGTGGTCCTGGAGTACGTGGCCGACCGCTTCCATCACGAGGTCGAGACGTTGATCGCATCGCAGTGCGGCGGCTACAACCATCGGAAGATCTCGGGCAGCGATGTCTGGTCCAACCACGCCAGCGGCACCGCGATCGATCTCAACTGGGGTCGGCACCCGATGGGCGCGAGCGGCACCTTCACCGGCGCCCAGCACTCTCGCATTGACAAGATCCTGGCAGACTGTGATGGCGTTGTGGTCTGGGGCGGGCACTACAACGGCACCAAGGACGAAATGCACTTCGACATCGACAAAGGCACCGCCGCCGTCCGTGCCCTGGCTCTGAAGATCAGCACCCCACCACCCCCGGAGGTAGCACCCGTGACGACGATCGGCTTCGAAGGTTCCTTCACCATTAACCAGGCGTGGGCCGACCACCTCGGCGGCACCGTCGGCGGCACCACGACCTACGGCGTGGCCCTGCGACAAGCGGCCCTGCTCGCCGAGGAGGCGCGCACTAACACCAACAACATCCAGTTGGGCCTGTCTCAGATCGCCGCCTCCATCCAGGCGATCAACTCCGATCTGCAGACGCTGACCCGGGACCCGGCCGACATGGACAATCCGGAGACGCACCCGATCATCCAGTGCCTGCGGTACGTCGAAGCCCACCCGCTGTAGGGGAAGAGGACAACATGAAGATCTTCGGACGCGAGCCGGCGCTGATCATCGCCTTCATCGGCGCGATCGTCACCTGGGCGGCCGGCATGAATCTGGACTGGCTGAACGCCGGCCAGGCCACCGCGATCACCTCAGCCGTCACCGCGTTGGTCATCGCCTTCACGACTCGCCCGATCGCGCCCGCGCTGTTCGCCGGCGCGGTAGCGGTCGTGGCGGCTGTGTTCACCGAGTACGGCTTGCACTGGTCGGACGCGGCCGTGACCGGGCTGGCCGGCGTGATCCTGGCCAGCTTCGCGCTGTTCGGCATTCGGCCGCAGGTGACCCCGGCCGCCGACCCGACGCCGATCGCGCCGGCTAACGGCTCGATCCGGTAGAGTCCGGCTCGACAGAGGGCCAAACAGAAGCCCCGGGCCATCAGGTCCGGGGCTTCTGTTTGCTCTAGGTCAGGACTTCTTCTTGCTGACTCCGAACAGGGCGGCGGTCGCCTTCCACAGGATGGTCCCGCTACTGGTCTTCTGCGACAGCTCCAGGCGCGGCGGGTGGCCGGTCCCGTAGTGGCCGTTGCCGGTGCGCGGCATCTCGGGCGCGCGGTGGCGGCCGGTCTTCGGCTTCTCAGCCATGGTGGATCTCCGTTTCTCCGGTGGTGCTTATCGAGTGGACGCCGAGCCGGCGCGGTTCCAGAGAGCCACGCGGATCGGATGTCTGACCGGGTGCTCGGGGCGCGACGGCAACGTGCACCAGCGCGAGATGTTCAGCCGGCCGATGGTGAGGTCCCAGTGCCGACGGTCACCGTAGTTCATCGGCGCCGCCCGATCACGGCCACCGTGCGGCCCTCGCGGGGTCGGCCCGGTACTTCATAGTCTCCGAGGTTGAAACTCCACAGCGACCAGATCCGGCCGCCGCGCCACCAGGGCACGCCGCGACCCGGACCCGTTCCGTAGATCATTTGCCGGGCTTCGATCCGCGCTTGGGCGTCTGAGTGGTCCGGCGCGGGTTGGTCTTGGCCGGCTTCACCGGCTGGTGCTTCGGTGCCTTGGGCGCCTTCTTCGGCTTGTCTGAGTTGAACAGTCCCATGATCTCCTCCCCGGGCGGGTGTGTCCCGCCGTGTCTTACTTTACAGTGATGACAGCTAGGTGTCTAGTCCTTGCGGTACAACCAGAGGGCGAAACACGCCACCAGGGCCAGAAGCACCAGGGTCAGATTGTCCCCGATCTCGATCACGACTCATCACCTCCCAGGTACCTCGCGTAGATGCGGAGCCGGTCACCCTGCCATCGGGTGGTCGCGTCGAAGTCGCCGGCGGGGGTGAAGGCGCGCAGCGCACCCTGCCGGATTTGGTGTGCGGCGCCCTGCCGGCCCTTCAGCGATCCGTCGTAGATCAGCGCCCAGCGGCCGGGGTTGGCTCGCAGCACCTCGGCCACCCGGTCGTAGCGGCTGCGGGTGAAATCGCCGGTGCTCGGCGGACCTGCCTTGGCCGGCGGCGGATCCTCCCAGCGGATGACGGCCGCCTGCTCGATCACGCCTCGCGGCCCGGCGCGAACCACTCGTCCTCACGGGCGCGCTTCATATCGGCCGGGACCGGCGCGGCCACCGGCTCGATGCGCACCAGCGCGTAACCGGCGTCCATCAGGTTCTGGGCGAGGTCGGCGGCCCCCAGGTCGGCGCCGGCCGGCCAGTTGTTCTCCAGCACGGTGATCATGTGCTCGATGCCCTGGCCGGCCAGCGCGTGCAGGTGGTTGTTGATCTGCTCCAGCACCGGCGCCAGCACGGCGGCCACGTCCTCGGCGATCTTGGAGGTGTCCAGGCTGATGGAGCCTGAGGTCTGTCCACTCATCTCTCTTCCTTCCGTCAAACTGCTGTTGCCAACATAGCAGTCATGGCGGTAAGGTACAACACATGGCGAAAGTAGTAGTGCAGCACGACGTGGACCCCGCAATCGCGATCGTCCTGGAGGAGGTGCTGGAGGGAACGCCGGGCCGTGCCCGGGGCTTCAGCGGCACGTGTACGGAGTGTGGCCGGCCGATGCATCAGTGGTTCGAGTCTCAGGCCATCGCGGTGGCCAAGCGGCACGTAGACGCGCACGAGAGCGGGCTCTGATACCGGAACGGCTCCGCCTCAGGGCGGAGCCGGTCACGGGGAAGGAAATCAAGATGCACATCGATGCTAGCACCGAGGGAGAGAAATGATCACCGAAACGATGGGCTTCAGGATTATGCAGGTGCCCGGACTGGACGAGATCCGGATCGAGTTGGACGGCCGTTCGCCGGGTGGCGTGCACGTGGTGCTGGACGAGGGCGTCGGCAAGGTGCGGGATTACGGGGTGAGTGAACTGGCCGAGTTGGCCCAGGCGCTCATTCGGGCTGTCGAGTTGGCTCAGAAGCTGGAAGATGAGATCGCGGCCAACGCCGATCTGATGCTGGAAGATCGCTGATCATGGCGTTGACCAAGACACAACAACGTGTCCTTGATCGGATGATCCAGGTGGCCGGCCAAGGGACGTGGACGGCGCTGCCCTCGCAGTACGGCGCGGTCATCCGCAAGACCCGCACGGTCGAGACACCGGAGTACTACCGAGGTCCCTCAGCATCGCGTTTCGCTCGCTGGGACGAGCCGACCTACGACCAGCACCTGTTCTTGACGATGATGAGTCAAGGCGTGATCCTCGGCGAGGCCCGGGCACCCTGGGTCGGACGCCAGGACTCGGTTGTCCCGTACTGGTTGGTAGAGCTGATGTTGGGCGAGGACGCCGACCCGTTCGCGGTGGCCGAGAACAGGATCGAACTGGCGCGCGCACGACGGAGCGGGCCATGAGCGCCGGCTACCTGCGGCAGTGCGCCAACAAGATCCGGCATGCCACCCGGGAACTGGCCGAGGCTCACCGGCGCTCGATGGTCAGTACCGGCAAATGGGCGATGCGCACCAGCAACACCTACCGGTGTATGCAGTGCGGCAGCTACCACGCGGGTCGGACCGGGGTCCGGAACCGGGGCAGACGATGAGCGATGTAAGAGCTACGCGCCATTGGGGCTCAGACGAGCCCGGGATGACCCGTCAAGAACTACGGGACTGGCTGATGGAGCGATACAGGGCCGACCGTGACCTCCTGCATCCGACTGGGCCGGGCTTCCCTCTGGAAGTGGCTCGCGGCGAGGGATCTCCTGCCTGTCGATGCTGTCGTTGCGAGGTGTTGTTAGACCTCAACACGATGAGCATCGACCGGATCATCCCGGGGGCTCACGGCGGCAAGTACCGCAAGGACAACATCCGTCCGGCTTGCCGACGTTGCAACAGCATCATGGGTGCCAAGGTCCGCCGTAAGAGGAGGACTCGTGCTTTCTGAACAAGGCAGTCCTTACAAGGGGGCCTCTGGGGGGACCCCTTGCACGTCCCCCGACCTGGTGGTTTACGCCTTCCGGGCTGACTATGACGTGCTGGTGGTACGAGGCGCGTACGCCGAAGTGCCGGTGGTGCTGGTGCCGGTCGAGCGCGGGACCCAGGGAGCGGAGCCCGCCTGCCGGTGTTACCGGTGCGGCGTGCTACTCACAGCGGCCACGCTGGGCGAGATGCCGGCGCTCAGCACCGAGGGCGTGTTCATCACGCTGCCCGTGTGCGGCTCGTGTCCGGTTGAGATCGAGTTGGAAGCGCGATGCTAGGGGACCTCGGGGGGACCTCGCTACAGGTCCCCCCACCTGCGGAAATGTGTCCTGGGTGCCTGGCTGAGATCCCGGTCGGATACCCGTACGACCACGTCGGTATCGACAGGGTGCTCAGCGGTGACCGGGCGCTGTTCGATCGTATGGGGGTCGACGAGCAGGCTGAGGCGGTCGCTGCCGGCCTGGCGCGCGGTATGACGCTGCGAGACCTGGCCACCCTGCTCAGGGCCTCCTACCTGGCGATACGGGCTCTGCTGCCGTCTGAGCACCCACAGTCCGAGGCCTCGTATCTGGCCAACCTGCGGCGGGTGGTGGCCGAGATGTACGGGCGCGGGCAGAGCGACGCGACCATCGGGGCGTACCTGGATATCAACCCGACCCAGGTGGGCAGGATGCGTAGGGAACTGGGGCTGGTCACCCGCCGGCGGACCACTGCCCAGGTGCGCCAGCAATGGGCGCTCGGGGTGGGTGAGAAGGACAAACTGCCTGGTCGGGGGACCTTTGGCGGGGTCCCCCCGGTGGTCCCCTCATGATCGTCAACGAGCGGTGGCCGGGCCGCCCCGAGGCCTGTATCTGCCCGGAGGTCACGTTCACCAGCGGGCCGACGACTGAGCAGGTCGAGGCCTGCCGTACGCGGTCGCCCTGGTTGCACGTGGTCATCTCGGCCGAGGAGCTGTGGCAGATGCGGGACCTCTGGGGGGACCTCGCAAAGGTCCCCCCACCTGCGGATACGGCCTGCGGGTGCGTGGTTCGAGAGGACTTCGACGGCGAACGGATCGCCACACATTGCGCCGGCCACTGCCCTCGGGTACTGGCCGGAGACTGGAGCGAGTGTCGTGGGTGTTGAGGTGGTGGCGGATTGGACGGCCACGGATGCGGGTCGCAGGTTCAATCTCGTGGTGCTCTCGGTGCTCGACCATCACCAACGTCGATGGATGGTGGGCCGTGTCTTCAACCTCCCCGTCATGCCGGAGAAGATTCCAAAAACGTCGACGACCACGTTTGCCCAGGTCAGAGCCTCGGAACCTAACCCTCAAGTAAAGGTTGAGGGTTGGTCCATGAGCCGGACCCACGGTCTTGGCACCGAGTGCCAAATCCCCTCCTGGCGTTGCACGGGCAGTGTCAACGGCCAGCACGACGAACGCGGGCGAGCGGACGGCAGGTGCCCTTGGTGCATGAAGCGAGTGCGCGAGCCGGTACCGAGGCCGGATCTGAAGGGGTGGCGCACCGAGGCGGACGCCGAGTACCGCCGCCATTACGACCCAGATTTTGGCACAGATCCTCTTGACAACTATTAGGGGTGCCATGGTACACGCGCGCGCACGGCTCGGGGGAACCAGGGGACCTAACAGGACCCTCTACACCTACACATGTGGCCGAACTTCTTCTTCTTATAGGCGCACACACGCGTACATGCGAGACGTGTTCGCGCAATATAAGAGGGGGTTGGGGGTCCTGTTAGGTCCCCTGTCCAGAGAGTAACTTCCTGGCTACAGAGAGGTCTCCGACTTCAGGGGTGCTGTAGGGGCGTAGTATGGGTGCCGTGGATAAGGAAGAGATCGGCACCGTGACCCCAGCGGACGTGGCGGAGATCCTGGCTGACCTCCGGCCGGGGTCCATCCATCCGTCCGTCAAGATGTGGGCTGAGTACGTGAAGTTGATGGAGGCCCAACGGCGTCCGTTCGCCACCCGTACCGCGCTGGGCCGAGCACTGACCGCCGCCGGCGCGGTACGGCAGCGCCGTCGCAAGAAGGTGCGCGGCAAGATCGAGGAAACGCATTGCTGGGTCATCCCCGGTTCGGCGCTGGAGGCGGACGCTTTGGAGGCGGATCGAGTACGCATGGCGCTGGCGGAGATCGGACCCGGGATCTGGCCCAACGACAAGATCTACAACGAGTACATCCTGATGGGGCAGAAACAACGCTGGGGTGGTCTGATGGGGCGCACCCAGTTCGCCCGGCTTCTGACCAAGATGAAGTTGGTCCGGATGGTCGAGAAGGGCTTTCCGAGCCGGTACGTCCCGCCGGAGAAGATCTGGCCAGGAGGCAAGCCGACCGAGATGCCCTCCGACTCACGTACGCTGGGGCCATGACCGACCCAGTGCTGCTGATCATCTACGCGCTCACCGTGGCGCGCCTGACCGGCCTGGTGGTCACCGACTCCATCACCGAGCCGGCGCGCGACGCACTGATCGGCTGGCTAGACGACCGGCCCAAGACGCTCGGCTCGTTCGTCTCCGACCTGATCACTTGCCCCTGGTGCGCCGGCATCTGGATCGCCTTCATCGCCTCCCCGCTGATCTGGTTCTTCGGAGAGTCACCCGTCATGCTGATCCCGGCCATCGCCCTGGCCTTCAGCCAGGTCACTGGTATGACCCACAACCTGGGGAGGTAGCCCGTGGCCCTGAAGCGTCAGCGCACCGTCATCACCGAGCCGGCCGAGGCGCCGCGCGCGCTGACCGCCGCTACCGCGATCGTCAGCCTGGACCAGGGCAGTTCCTGGCGCACCTGGAAGTTCGGCAACAAGGACTGGCAGACCGAGGCCTGGCGCCTCTACGACATCGTGGGTGAGCTGCATAAGCTGTCCGGCCGTATCGGTGACAGCCTGGCCCAAGCCCGTCTCTACGTGACCGAGGTCGACGAGACCGGCGAGGAGACCGGCGAGGTCGAGGACGAGGTGATTCGTCGCCTGGCCGCTGTCCCCTTGGGCACCGGGTCGGCGCGCGACGACAACCTCCGGCTGGCCGGCATTGACCTGGCCGTCGGCGGTGAGTGCTGGATCGTGGGCGAGGGCGCGGCCAGCAACACCGAGCAGAGCGAGGGCGTCTGGTTCGTCGTCACCGGCGCGGCCTTCAAGCGCGAGGGCGGCAGGGTCAAGGTCAAGCGGCCCCGGACCCGCGACGGCGGCTACCTGGAGCTGACCGACGGCGAGGACATCCTCATCCGGTGCTGGCGGCCGCACCCCAACGACACCGACCAGCCCGACTCGTTCACCCGCTCGGCGATCGTGCCGTTGCGCGAGATCGAGCTGCTGACTAAGCGCGAGTTCGCCGAGCTCGACTCACGGCTCACCGGCGCCGGCATCATGTTCCTGCCCGAGGGCATCGACTACCCACGCATTGAGAGCGACCCCGAGGGCCTGGCCGGCTTCATGGCCTACATCCAGCGCGCCGCCGCCGCCTCGATGAAGGACCAGAGCACGGCCAACGCGATGGTCCCGATCATGGCCACCGTGCCGGACCAGTTCCTGGAGCACCTGGACAAGTTGGGTGCGATCAACTTCTGGTCGGAGCTGTCCGCCGAGATCACTCCGATGAAGGACAAGGCAATCGGCCGGCTGGCCTCGATGGCCGAGATCCCGGCCGAGGTGCTGACCGGCATCGGAGACGCCAACCACTGGACCGCCTGGCTGATCAGCGAGGAGGGCATCCGCTGGATCCGGGGCTACCTCGGCCTGATCGCTGACGCCCTGACGCGCGGCTTCCTGCGGCTCGCGCTGGCCAACATGGGCATTGCGGACCCCGAACGGTACGCATTCGCGTTCGACACCTCCAGCCTGGCGGCCCGGCCGAACCGGCTCGACGAGGCGCTGCAGCTACACGATCGCTTCCTGATCAGCGACCAGGAAGCCGTGAAGGCCGGTGCGTTCTCGGTCGAGCAGATGCCGAGCGTGCAGGAACGGGCTCAACAGGTCCTGCTGAAGCTGATCCAGGCTCAGCCCGACCTGATCCTGGACCCGGCCGTCCAGGCCGCTCTGGGGCTGCCTCAGGTGCGTTCGGTGGGCCTGCCCGCCACCGCCGACCAGAACGCGGACGGCGAGGACCCGGACGGCGGCGAGGACGGACCGCCGAACGACGGCACCGCGCCGGACGAGGCGCGCGCCATCACGGCCGCGCTGGAGAACCGGATCAGCGCGAGCCGCGTGACGGTCCCTCCCTCCCCGGAGCGGGTGTTCAACGCCTCGGCCAAGCTGATGGTGTTCCGCGCGCTGGAGCTGGCCGGCGGCCGGCTGACCACGCCCGCCGAGCGGCGCGGCCGCTGGGCTGAGGTGCCGCGCCACGAGCTACACGCCCGGGTCGGGCCGATCACCCCGGACAAGGCGGACCGGGTGCTGCTCGGGGCCTGGAACCACGTCGCGCCGGTGGCCTCCGACCTCGGGGTGGATCCGGGCGATCTGCAGCGTCTGCTTGCCGGCTACGTGACTGAGCTACTCACCCGAGGCATGGCGCACCACGACGACCTGTTGTTCGCGGCATTGAATATCGCCAATCAAGGACGAGGGCTGGTGGCCGCATGAACGCCGTGATCGAACTGACCGACCGGCTGGCGCGCGTTGATAAGACGCTGGTGGTGCACAACTTCCAGACGCTGCCGGTCACCGAGGCCGAGGCGGTACGCCGCTCGCTGGCCCGGCTGGGCGCTTCGCTGGCCGTGGCCAAGAACAGTCATATCGAGATGGCTTGCACCCGGGCACGGGTCGATCTGGGCGCGATGCGCGGCCCGAACGCCCTGGTCTTCGCCCCCGGCAAGCTGGCTGAGGTGCTGCGCGACCTGATCGCGCTGGTGCGCCGGTGTCCGCAACTAACGCTGCGCGACGCCGATGAGCTGGCCCCGCTTGCCGCGCCGCCGTTAGAGCAGGACCAGGAGCCGGAGGCCGAGCAGGTTGCGACCATGGTCGACGTGGTGCTGACCGGTGCCGGGACGACGAAGATCGCCGTGATCAAGCTGGTGCGTGAGTTGACCAGCCTGGGCCTGAAGCAGGCGAAAGACGCGGTGGAGCAGGTGCCTTCCGTGCTGCTCGAAGCGGTACCTCAGGAGCAGGCGGCACAGATCGTGGCCCGTCTGGTCGCTGCCGGTGCAACAGCGGATCTGCGATGACCTGGAAGCTGGCTGCCTGGCTGGTGCCGTACGTCGGTGTGCTCGCCGCCTTCTCCACCTGGACCTCGGTGGTGATGACGCGATGCTGAGCCGCCCCGCCTTCAGTACAGTGCCCGAGAGTGCCATCGACAACTACGGAAAACCGCAGGTCGGGGGACCTTGGGGGGACCTCTCGCAGGTCCACTATCGGGTGGGCCGGCACCTCGGCCGGACGGTCTATCGGGTCGTCACCGACGCGACCGGCGAGCACGACGAGTTGATCGGCATGATGGACACGCCGGATTTGGGCGCGATGGTGGTCGAGGCGCTGAACCTGGCGACCAGGATGCGCGAGCGTGCCGCGCGCAACTGGGGGGACCTCGCATCGGTCCCCCCGGAGCCCTCGTGACCTGGGACGGCCAGGGCATCGACCCCTGGTTGCCGGAACGGCTGAACGCGCGCATCGAGGCGGCGGCGGTCGAGCGCGACCTGCGTGCCGCGTTCTGGGCCGCGCTGTCCGACTGGATGGTCCGTGCCGCGCGGCGGGTGCTGCGCGTCGGTACCCGCCCGGACCTCGATGCGGTATGGGCGCTGGCGCCGGCCTGGCGTGATGCCGTCGAACTGATCGTGCAGGGTGAGATCTGGAAGGCGCTCGATGTCGCCTACTCGCGAATCCTGGGCGACGGCTACCCCTGGGACCAGCGGCCGTTCGCGGTCCGCTACCTGGCCGAGGTGCGTAACCGGTTGGTCCGGATCCCGGACGAGGTGTACGACCTGATCGCCGGCCAGGTGGCTCAGGCGGTCAACCTCGGGGAGGGCATCCCGAAGATCGCCAGCCGAGTTGACAACATTCTGTCAACATCGCAATCGGATCGCTGGCCCAACCGGGCGACCACGATCGCTCGCACGGAGACGATCGGCGCGCTGAACGCCGGACGCTCGGACGCCTTCAAGATCATGGCGGACGACTCCGACGAGCCGATGGAGAAGCTGTGGTTGGCGACCACCGACAACCGCACCCGGGCGACACACCGCGCAGCCGACGGCCAGCGGGTGCCGGTCGAGTCCACCTTCACCGTCGGCGGCTTCTCGCTCGCCTTCCCCGGTGACCCGATCGGGCCGGCACAAGAGGTCATCCAATGCCGTTGCACAATGTTACTTGTTGAACACGGTGAGTCAGTCAACATGAGCAACCGTGGATACCGCAACCGGCGGTAGCCTGGCCTGGGAGGAGACACCTATGGGCACCAAGTTCCGGGCCATGCTGGCCCCGATGAACAAGCCGACCGGCGACGGCCGGCGCTTCGCCGTCGGCGGCCTGACCGCCGCACCGACCCCGTTCCCGTTCGAGTGGGCGCGTGAGCGCGAGGGCGGTCACGACGGTGCGACCGTGATCGGTGCTGTGCACTCCGTCGAGATCAGTGACGAGGCGATCTGGGCCGAGGGCGAGATCTTCGACGACATCAACCGTGAGGAGATGCCGCGCCTGGCCGAAGACGTGAGCGAGGCGTTGCACCTGATCGGCCAAGGCGTGCTCGGTCCCTCGGTGGATCTCGACTCGTTCGAGGCCGTGCCCGTGATGGAGGGCACCGACGAGCCGGTCACCTGGGAGGACATCGAGTCCTACTACGAGGAGCACGGCGAGGAACCGAAGATCGAACTGCTGGTGACCGAGGGCCGGGTCCGCGCGGCCACCCTGGTCTCCATCCCTGCGTTCCAGGAGACCT